AAAATAGGGTGGCATCAATTCACTTGTAAAATACAGGATTGTATAGATGAATTTGGATTTATACCTAACGATGGCAGAATGCCTAAAGTATCAAAATGTAGTAGGTGTGGTGTAAATTACCGCTAACGGTTCGCAGCCTTGTACTGCCAGCCTATTTACAAAGTCGATTCGGCTGGTAGTTCAAGACTGCTGTTAGTAGCTGGACGGATTTTTAAACAAATATTAATTATAAAAACTATAAATTATGAGTGGAGGAGCGTTTGAATATTTACAAAGGCGTTATGAATGGCAAGAAGCTATTGAACGAATTGAACATATTACGGAAGAAAATCACAGCGAGTTAAGATTAGATGTTATTGAAGAATTTAAAAAAGGATTGAGAATAATAAAAGAAGCAAAGGTTTATCTTGAGAGAATTGATTATTTATTAAGCGATGATGATGGAGAAGATAGTTTCTTAAAAAGGCTAAAATCTGATTTAGAGCAGATAACGTAGTCTTGCTACTAACGTCCTGCGGCTATACGAGGTTGTTGCCGAATTAAAAACCAACCTCACAAACACAAACTAAATTATAAAATTATGACTGATATTTCAAAAAATGTCGAATTGCAACAATCTTGTATAACCGCTGTTATGCGTTGTTTTTCTAAATTTAAACGTCTTTTTAGAAATAGAAAGTATGATGTTTATTGCCCTTATTGTTCAAGTTGTGGTGAAACTGGCTGTTGTTCTCCAGCTTTTTGTATTAATCATAAAAAGGGTTTCTACTGCCAAACTAATCAAGATGCTTTGAAAGTTTCTTATTGGACTTTAAACGAATTTTGGAACGGATTAGATGAAAAGAAATATCCTGAAATTGAAGAGCAAATAAGTAAAATACATACTAAACATTATAGCGAACAATATGAAATCAGAAACAAGAAATAGGAAAATAGAAATAAAAAAAACTTGGTGGTACGGAATAACCCCTTTTTGCTTATTCAAATACTCAAAAAATAAAATGACATATACAGATGCAAGAGAAACAAACTACAATTTTATGATTGGTTGGTTTCAATTACGAGTGTCTGTCGTAAATAACGCATAACTACTTGCTAAGACCATAAAAAGTATTACTTTAATCTCGTAACCATGATAAAATATAACAAAGTCAAAGTTTTAAAAATTACTCATACACAACACGACACGTTAAAGAAGATTGATAGTTACGGGGTTAATGTAGCACAGTTTATTAGAGATGCAATAAGCGAGAAGATACAGAGAGAGTATAAGGATCTAATCCCGAAGTCGAAAAAAGAATATTGTCCTTTTTAAATAAGTAGTATATTTTGCGGTAGCTATTATAGTTGATGATCCACTAAAGCCATGTAAACGACAGGGAAACACCTATTATCGTAATTATTCAACGATTACACGAGAGAGATTTAAGCGGGTTTCTTTTAAATAGTGGTAGCGCAATTTTCTAAGTTTTACGGAAAGACTTATCGATTGTTTTCTAAATTAAATAAAAATATTGTAATATATAATGATTAAAATTTGTTTTTATGAATACTTATAATTATATTTGCTTAACGTATAAAATAAAAAAGGATGAGTCATTTAACAGAAAACGAGATAAACACACTTGAGAACAGGGCGTTTAGATTACAATGCGAAATATCAAGATTTCAAGATTTTAGAAAAAAAGTAGAAGAATTTTTGATGATGCAATCTACATTTGGAAGTAATACTCCTGAAGAGATAGAAGAATTAAAAATAGAATTAGAATCAATTAAATATTATTAAAATGAGTAAAATGAGAGAATGGCTAATGCCTAGATTAAAACAAGATCCGATAGACAGTCATGCAAGAGATCTTATGATGTGTTTAATGTCGAATAAAGACACTCAATATCAAATAAATGTGTTCGAATCTCTTAGAGATAAATTCTATAAAGAGCTAGAGCGAAAAGAGTCAGAAGCCTCACAGGAATGCGCAGTAGTAAACACTTATTTATGTAAAAATGACAGAAAAAGAACTTAAAAACAGAATGATAGCGGCTTTGATAGTTAGTATATTGTTAGCTTCTGGATTATTATTGGTAGTATTATGGTAATATATACATTTAAAGAAGGGGAAAAAGAGCCTTTAATTTACTCTTTCAGCAACGAAATTAAAGAAGAGTATAATAACTTAAACGCTCCGAAGCATTATGATAATTCTAAAGGAAGTCTTTATCAATTTGCAGAGAACCAAAATCTCAACAGTTATGAATTTGAAGTGATTAAAAGAATTGTAAGATGTAGAAAAAAAAATGAATTTATTTCTGACGTACAAAAAACAATAAAAGTTTTAGAAATTTATTTAGAGGAACAAGGAGAAAAATATAAAGATCAAATTGAACAATTAAATAAATAAATTTGTATATTTGTAGAGCGGATAGAAAAAACAAGATTGCTAATTGATTTATACTTAAAAGAATATGAAAGTAAAAGATAGAGTTAGGATTAAGAATTTATTCGGAATAGATTCTGAAATTAATGATAAATACAATCCAGTTGAAGAGACCGGGACTATTGTAGATATTAACGCAGAGCTATACCCAATAATAGTAATATGGGACAACGGAATAAGAAATAGTTACAACGAATCACATTTAGAAATAGTATAAAATAAAAACCCGATAACTTAACTGCTATCGGGTTTTTTATTCTTTAAAATATATAATTATGCTGGGTTTTCTGATTCTCGTAATAATTAAAAAAAGTAAAAGACGAAATAGAATTCTGGAAGTTAGTTTGTACCCAGTTAGATGGTGGACTAAAAGCCCCAAAATTTTGATACTCAAAATGCTTAGAAGTAGAACTATCAAAAAGCAATTGATGACTATCTCCTTTGCTGAATTCTATTTTATGATTATGTAACCTATTTTCGTCGATATAGTTTTTAATCTTCTCAATTTGCTTTGAATCTAGTATCGGTTTGAATCCAAATTTTAAACTCTTGTCATCCTTTCCGTGAGTTAATATAAAACAACGATTACCGATAAAGTAATGGTCTATAAATTTACGCTGATTAATAACTGAAACGTTACTATACTTCAACTCTACGTAAGTCTTGAAAGCTGAATTAACCACGTAAGTAAAAGCACCTCCATGATTATCATTGCAAATATTAATAATTTTAATTTCATCGTAAAAAGGTATTAATGAATCGATTAATTGTATCTTGAATTTTACTGCGACATCGTACGCTTGTTGATTATCCATATTTTGTGGAAGCTTATGACCTCCTCTTGTAGTATATCCATCCCATCCATCCATTAAATCTCCTAGATCGTGAATTATTAAAGATTTACTCTTCTGGTGAGCAATGACATAGTTAACAACTTTTACAGACCTATTCATTAATTCTATCCCGTTCCATTCTCCTCCATACAGCGAATACCCATCTGGATTTACATTCATACCAACGTGTACATCTGATATTACTAATCTATCAAAATCGCTGTAACTTGAGATAGTCCGCTTGTATGTGGGTATAATTGGTTTAATTTTATCCTTGAATATTGATAAGAAATCTATCTCGCCCCCCTCTTCCGAATCGTTTTCGTAAAATGCAATATTATAAAAAGGAATACCAGTATGAGAAACTAGTTTAAAACTCCTTACCTTTTCAAAATCAAGACCGTAATATTTGCAATACGTTTCAATATTCATTATCTTTCCGTCTCCAGAAATAGCTGTAAAAAATTGTTTTTTAGGTTCGTAATCGTTAATTTCAGTAACTGTATTAAACAAAAAGTCCTCCTGAATATCAGAAAGACGGTATCTCTTTTGTTTGTTTATAGTCAGACCTATTTTCGACGCTATTTCATCGTCTAACCTGTAACGCTTCTCTTTGTTTTTTTTCATTATGTTATGTATTTGTTAATTAAAAACCAGTCAACTTCCTTAATTTCAAGGGTGTCTATGAAGCGAATATACGCTTTTTCTCCTTCTCCTACAAATCTTCCTACTAAATAAAATTCTCTACCACTTTTAGAAGTGTAAATTTTGACATTAAAAGGAATTTCTACTTTTTTATATAACCTAGCTCCAGCTCTTGTCATAATCTATCCAAATTTCGGCTTTAAATCCATTATCTCTTAATTGTTGTATTCTTAATTCTTGCAGAGGAGCTACTTTCCCGGAGGGTCTTTTTACCTCTATAAACATTGTCTCGCCATTGCGAAGAGCCATTAAATCAGGAATTCCGTTCATAGTTGTCTTTATCAATTTAACAACAGTCCAACCTTCTTTTTTTAGCCTATCTGTTATTTTTTTCTGTATCGCTTGCTCTAACATTTTGTTTGATTTATGTATGATAGTTCTTTTCCTGTTAACGCAAAGTATAGATTTTGCAATTGATGAACTGAATTTACGTATTTCTTGAAAAAGCTATTGTTTTCAAAGCTAAATTCACATCCGTCAAAACTATAGCAATCAAATCCTATAGGCTCAAAACCTAATTTTAATAGCCATTTCTCTGTTATAGGAATAGGCTTGATCTTTTTTAAAAGTCCGCTCTGTAAGTGAGGTAGTACAATTGTTTCTTTGTAATAATCTACATAATTTCCTAGTCTTAATTCGTTTGCTTGTATCATAATTGTTGTTTAAAAATATTTAGTGTATAATCTCTTTTATCTAAAACTGTTTTATAAATCTTTCTCTCTATGCCTCTCTTTGAGAATATCCAATAAATGTCATTATCTTTTCTCTCCATAGTTGTTAATCTGTCTCTCGATTGCCAATACGATACTGCCGAGAAGTCAATATTGTAGTAAACTAAATATTTAGCAGCTCTTAACGATATCCCCTCACGCCCCGAAACTATCTGCAAAGCTATCCACTTATCAGTTGAATTAAATTCTTCAAGGTCTTCAGTTATCTTATTACCCATTGTCGCTTTAATACAATCGATTTCAGCCTTGAATTTGTAAAAGATAGCTATTTTATCGTTAGCGAATTTTTCTTTGATAAAAATAGCCTTAGAATCGTCTAATACTTTCCTGCTTCCGTCTTCAAATTTAACTGTTCCGCTGTAAAGTTGGTGACATTTTTGCATAAGTTTAACACCTGTATCACCTAATATCAAATCTCCTTGAGGATTTTTAACGAATTGATTCTTTTTTAAACTCTCTATAATCTGATAAGTAATTGGCTTCATCTCAACTTCAAGTATAGTTTCGTTTACAGATGTAGTAAACCCTGCTTCTTTTTGAGTGAATGTCAATATATATGGATTAATTACTCTCTTAATTTTGTTTTCTAACCCGAACGAATAGTCTTTAACAATCGCATACCCTAATCTTTTATCTTTAACATCTACAAAATCAACTGCCCATTTGTAAAAACCAGGATATTTAAATGGCGAATTATTAGATATCCAAAACTGATGAAACCATTGAGAATGTGATTCCGGACTTGGTGTTCCAGATAAAAATATCATTGGCAAATTTCCATATTTCTCTTTAAATATCTTAGCTACTTTATTTGGCTTGGGATATGCTCCAAATCTATGATGCTCGTCGTGTATTACCAAGTAAAAATCTCCTTTTACTTTATGTATCGATTCATCATTGATTACTGTTAAATTAAACTTGTATCCGAACTCTGTATAATCTTCTAATATAGAGGATATAGCTTTTTTCTTCGTTAGGAATAATATATTTTTAGCTCCATAAAGTTTTGCGGTCTCTAATGACGTACAAGTCTTGCCTGTCCTTACTGACATAGCCAGATAAACGATTTTAAGCTCTTTTAAGACACTAACTGCTTTTTGTGATAGTTCTTGTTGGTATGGTCTTAGTTCTTTCATTTAAAGTTATATATTTGAGTATTCTTATATTTTAAATTCTTCTCTATAAACTCAATTTCTTCTTTATCTAGTATTTTGTAAAACACAGCCGCCCCTCCGGTAAACTTCATTTTCTTTATAAATGTTTTTTCGTTGAGATAATTTCTGTATGATTTTTTACACTGGTCTAGCATAAAAATGAACTTACATTTACCGTCTAGTCTTTGATCTACAGACCTTACAACTCCAACTTTGTTTATGAAGGAGTTGATGTCGATATTATCACTTGTCTTTACTGTAGCCATTCCTGATACATCTTGGAATATTGTTTTAGCTTCTTTTGACGCTATTTTCATAATGAATGATAGCTCTTGATAATTTATTCCCATAATTAAAAATCTATTTCGTTAGTATCTTTTTCTGTTTGAATCATAAACCATGCGTGACCGTTAGAACTTGCTTCTTGATATGTCAATTCCTTGAATGAGCAATATTTCTGAATCCAGATATTAAACTTCTTACGTGTTAACCACTTCTTGAAATCTTGGTAGTCCTCCACAAATTTGTCATAGTATAGTTTCTTCTCTAGCCTTACATTACGACCAATATTCTGACTGTCTTCTATCCATTCTAAGAACTCCATTGATGTTTCTGCTATGAATTTACGCATCTTAATGTTTTTAGCATTTTGAGGAACTAGACCTTGCTTCAAAAATGATTGTAGACATCTGATCATATAGTTATCAAACTTTAAGAATTCAGCTCCATCCCAGTCGTCGAATAGCTGTCTACCAAATTCATCAAATGGAGTTAACTTCTTGCCATAATATTGAGCTATCTCTACCTCAAATCTTCTTCTGTCGTGACTATTTCCTTCACCTTTTATTGCGTAATTAGTTGAGATAACCATCTTAGGAGACTCTTCTACATTTAGTTTAATAGCGTCCTTGTTTTTTCTTTCTAATGTCATTCCTTCTGTAACTAGAGAAAATTTATTCTCGAAATTAAAGTTACGGATAACGTCATCGAATACTAATATTTGAGTCTCTGTAGAAACTGTCTGGTAAGGAAATGATTTTTTATCATCAAATGTCTTTCCATCTAGTACAGCTATTTTCCTTATTTGACTAAGACCTTGAACAAATAGTCCTTTTCCAGTACCTCCTTCTGGATTATCTGTTATGGTTTCGTCGTTGAGTATAATCGCCTTGTTGTTCATTTTATTCTTGTAAGTAGATAGTAGATATCCAATTACTGTCTCTAGCGATAATGGTTCGTCATTAGAAACGTTATTAATAAAAGTCTCGTATTCATTACTGAATTCATCTAATAGCTCGAAATCACGATTTATGATTTGATTTTCCCAAATATATCCTCCTACTGTAAAATACTCAACCAATTCAATTGAATTCTTAGTTACTTCTAAAACCCCGTTCTTGAACGCAATAAAAGACTTCTCTCTTGTGTCCTTTAACATCATCAACTCAATAGTTGGTAACATAAGTAGATATGGCTCAGAGAATAGATTATTAAACTTAGCACAGTAATTCCATACCTCCATCTCTTCGTGTTTAACCAAGTAATCAAGTACAAAATCTTTGATTCGTTCTACAGATGTTTCTACAACTTTATTCTCATTAACATAGACAAGTGTAGGTTCTGTAGATTCAAAAGGGAAGTACTTCTTAAATCCATTTCTCTCTAAAAAGTTCTTATATCTAAATGGATTGATAGATACTTTGCCTTTATCATCTATTATCCAAAATGCATCGTGCTCTGTTTCATTAGCAAGCTCTTCTATTATATCTTCTGCTACAGCATATTTGTCAACTACAAACTTCTTCCCTTTCTTTAAATCAGACTTAATTAAGTCTATCTTATTATAATCCTCAAAAAACTTAGAATCGAAAGACCGTTTTCTATAAGCTGACTTGATTGTTGTTTTAGCTTCTGACTCAGAAAAATCTCCATCTATTACGTTGGTCAAGATATATCCTTCTGCTGTATATTCAGGTATCCCGTATTCACAAAAAGCGCCAGCTAAGTCAAAGATGAATGAGTTACGCTCCCCTTCTACAAAATCCTTCTTCCAATCAAATCGCATTATCTTTTCTATTATCTTACCCTCGTCACTAATTGGGATTAATGGAACTCTCTCTGATATAGAATATCCTTCGTCTATTAATGGAACATCAAATACCTCTGCTTCCATATTGATATAGATATTTGGATCATAAGACTCAAAACATACTCTATCTATATTACTGTTAGATATATCAAAGTAATCATAATTAAACTTCTTTTGAAATGCTTTAAAATACTTTGGATGTGTCTCCTTAGTTGCATTTGGTATTCTTACTACCCCTTTTATTCCTTTTCCACTAGGAGATATAAATAGGGATATAAAATAAGGATTAGCTTTTAGCATCTCCATTTGTTTATCCATTGTCTCTAAATCTGGGTATTTATCAAAATCCACAACCATAAGACCTGAATGTGCTATAAGCGAATTAGAATTTCTCTCAGTGAATTCCCCAGCAAATAATATGCAAGGTAGAGAGTTCTTACAATCTTTTTCCCCATTTCTTATTCTGTCTATTAATTCCTTACTCTTACCTACTCTTATTCTATCTAATACAGTATTAAGCTCCATAGAGTATGGAACATCCTTTGATTTATATAAATCCTTAAATACACTTATCTTCATATTTGTTAATGTTTTGTTAATGTCCACTGTTTTTATTCAGTGTTTATAGGGCTTAAGAGAGAAAAGTGGACATTTTTACG